TGAACCGAGTAGTGGCGGTGTTCTGCGCGACCGGCGCGGTCATGTGGTTGATGCTTGCCGAGGAGAACTCGACCGCTGCCTTGCCGTTCGCCAGGAACGCACCGGTCGAGCGGTACGTCGGCTGCCGCGCCTGCGTCGCTTGAACAGCGTGCGCCGTGCCCACGCTGTCAGTCCACGAGGAGAGCAGACCGCCGTCGGCGGGTGGTGAGGTGATGCCCGACGCCTTCCACCTGCCGCGCAACGTGGGGACAGAGGATATCGGGGACGGAACTGAGCCGGAGCCCGTGCCGACCACCGATACCGCGCCCGCCCCGGAGCCGCTCTTGTCCGTCGACCCGGAGCCCGATCCGGAGACCGCGACCGTGCCGGTCCCTGAGCCGGTCGGCACCGCGTCGGGCACGTAGTCGGACACCGTGATCGCGTAGCGGTTCTGAACGTAGCTGTGAAGCTCCGCCCGCTCCGCTGCCGTCGCCGCGTGGTCGACGATCATGAACTCCGCGACGTCAGCCTGCAGCGGTCTGGTTGCGCCCTTGAGCCCGATCCAGATAGTCCCGTTGCCCGCCGCGCCCGCGTTGCCCGTGGCTACCTGCGTGCCGTTGACGTAGATCGTCGTGCTCGCACCGTTGGCTACAGCAGTGACCACTACAGGGTTGAGGGTGGCCGTGCCTGCTGCGGACGAGACGTCAGCGGAGCCGCCCCACACGACCCACCCGGTGCCACGCTGCAACAGCTCCACGCCGCCGTCGACCAGCTCTTGATCGGTGCCGGGAAGCGCGTTCATCTTCAGCACCATGACGTAGGTGAGAGGTTGCGCCTTCGACGCGATGTCTGCCTGCAGCACGTGATTGCTGAAGCGGAGGACGGGTAGCCCATTGATCCCGCTGTTGATGAACGGAGGTCGCTCGGAGGCGGTGACCCTCGTCAGTGGTACGCCGCCCACAAGAGCGGGCCACGGGGGATTGATCCCGTCCGCCCCGCTGATCGAGTCGGCGCGCCAGCGTTGCGTGAGGCCGGTCACGTACGAAGGGTCTGCCGGTCCCTTGACCTCGAGCAGAACGGCAGAGGCCCCGTCCTCGAGGAGTAGCCTGCTGCCGTCCTCGAGGAGGAGAGTGTCAGCCATGACCTATGCCAGGTTGAAGAGCTCAGACTGCACGAGCTGAACCTGCCACGACGACGACGCGCCAGGGTTGACCGAGACCCCGATGCGGAGGTTCGCCGCGGTGACGTCGAAAGCTGCGCCGACCTGCGTGTTGATGTTGTTCGCGCCCGCGGTCGCGCCGCTTATGAGGCCGGTCGAGGTCAGCCGGTGCTGTAGGTAGATCACCGCTGCCGGGACCGCGGTCGCGCCGATGGTGCGGAAGTTGAGGTAGATCTCGAAGAAACCCTCGTCGACCACTGCAGTCTGCGCGCCGAACGAAGCGGTAACCCGCGCGGTGTCGGCAGTGGTGCCCGCGGTGCCGACCCGGATATTGAGCGACGCTGCCGCCACTCCCGCCGCCGATTTGGTGACGTTGAACCTGCACCGGTACATAGACCGGACCTGCAACCGTCCCGTGGGGATCAGCACGTCCGAGCCCGTGATGTAGGTCTCAGTCGTGCCGAGGGTCTGCGCCGCTATCGAGCCGTTGCTCTGCCGACCCCGTTGCTCGAAGTACGCGGTGAGTTGGTTGAGGCTGAAGCGCTCGGTGACCCCGCCCGAAGCGACCGGCACTAGGTCGGTGTCTGCCGGGGTTCCCCCGTCGGGCAGTGCGCTGATCTTGGTATCGGGCATCCCGCTCCCTCGAGCTGAGCCTGCAGCTCAGCTATCGTTTCGTCTCGGTCTTTCAGTCTGCCCTCGAGCGCCCGCACCTTGCCCTCGAGTCGAGCGATGTAGCTGTCAGCTCGAGCGGCAAAGTCGGCGTACTGCCCGCCGATCAGGTCGCGGCGCTGTTGAGCGCGAGGGAGTTGATGGTGTACTGCCCCGCTGCGTTGCTCGAGGTGTCACCGGTGAGGAGCTGAGACCCCCGGTAGACCCCGCCCGTGATCGCCGACCAGTACGTCGCGTAGAGCACGGGCCCGGAGGCTGCGCCGCCCGTGAAAGCCTTGTTCGTGAGCACGATGTCGCCGTTCGCCGCGGTCGACCACCCTGCAGCGACGCGCGCGTGCGACGTCGCGTTGAGGCCGGTCGATCCGGGGTCGGCTGAGGCGAGGCCCACGTGCGAGCACGCGGCGGCGATCGCGTTCATGCCGATGTCGAGAGTCGTATCGAGTAGAGGCATGGTCAGCCCTTCGGTTCAGGTGGTGTTCAAAGATGACGATCGCGGGGCGCGAGTCGTCTAAACGTCTCTGCTCAGACTACCAGTCAGCGGTAGCTTCGGATCTTGGCTGTCACCTGATCGGCGTAGGGCTTGCGCCTGAAATCGCTGTAGAGCCACCCGAAGCACAGCTCCCCATTGGTGGCGGAGACGCCGCGGTCGCGGAGCTGATAGAGCGTGGCGACGTACGGGTCCGCGCTCATCACTGCGCTGATCTGTTGCACGATCGCGTTGCCGACGTCTGCGGGGGAGCCGTAGCCGCTGACCATCGGGAGGCCGAACTCGAGGATCCCGACCGGCTTGCCGTAGCGGGTCCGGAGTTCGCGCATCCCCTCCGCCATGATCCGCATAGCGGTCGCGTTCTTCTCCGGGTAGGCGTGCACGCACACGACGTCGAGCACGGGGAGCCCGTCGAAGAACGTCTTCCACCGGGCCACTCTGCCAGCGTCGACGGGGTAGCCGAAGGGCGTCGTGGTGATCTTGGCTGCCTCGAGACCGACCACGCCGCGGATCACGCCGCGGAGGTGGGTCAGGGAAGCGTTCATCCGGGCGAGGTAGGCCGTGTTGAAGTTGGTCCCGAGCGGGGCATGGTTGCGGTAGTCGCGCCCGTCGTGCTCGTTGTAGATCTGCCAGAGGTCGACGTGCTGCCCGATGTCCTCAGCGACCGCCCGGACGTATTGCCCGTTCGCCGCGTTGAATTGCGCCTCAGTCCAGGCGTCGGAGTTGTAGAGCGAGGCCATGACCAGCACGACCCGGATGCCGCTCGCCTTGATCTTCGCGAAGGCTTGCTTGTAGAAGGCCGCGACCGCTGCGTTGCGTGTAAACGTGCTGCCGTTCGTCGAGCCGTAGACACCGATCGGGATATCGAAACGTCCCCACGTTGCGCCGGATGCCACGAGCTCAGCGAGATCCCGGTCGAAGGTCCCCTCGTTGACGAAGATCATCGCACCGAGCGCGCCAGCCGGAGGCGGGGGAGGTGGCGGTGGCGGGGGTGGGGGAGTGGTGAGCCTGTCGATCTCTGCCTGAAGCGCTGCGATCTTGTCGTCTGCCTGCTGGCCGAAGTCGGCGTAGGTTCCCATTCGCCCAGATTACCAGCGCTCGAGGGTTGACTCCGGCATCGCGCACGTGTAGAGTCGTAGACAACCAACAGAGAGGAGCAAGGCAATGCAAGGTTTAAACGGTGAGGTGCTCGAGGGTGACTTCGTGGAGGTCGCCATACCTGCGGGGACGTATCCCGAGCAACGCGAGGAGACGTGGCTCGAGGGCGCGGTCTACCGGATCGGCTATCACGGGTTGCTCGGATGCTCCGGGGTCACGATCAACCGCCAGGACGCGCCGGTCAGGGTGCGCAAGATCAGCCGTGGCTAAGGCGAGGGTCCGTTGCGGAGGGAAGGTTCGCTACCGTGACCAGCTCGCCGCGAAGATCGCCCTAGCCTCCGCCTCTAGGCCGGGTGGTTCAGCGAAGCGGGACGAGACTCGCTTCTACCGCTGCCCGCGCTGCGCCGGGTGGCACCTGACCAGTCAAGCGAAGCGCGCTTAGGGGCACGAGAGCCCCGGTCTCCACGTAAGGGAGGCCGGGGCTCGTCGCGCCGAGGTAGCGGACTAGAGGAGCGCGCTTGCTACTACGTAGTAGCGCGACTCATCCCTTACGGGGTGTCGACCACGCCGTCGGTCAGACGGACGTACTGCGTCAGGTCGCGGACGATGAACCCGAGCTCGATCTCCGCGCGCACCGCGAACATGTCACGCTGCCAGAGGTTGATCTGAGTCCCGCCGTCGTTGATCGTCGCCTGATCGGAGATCGCCACGGAGACGCCTTCCACCGTGCCGACGTACGCACCGGAGAAATCGCCCGCGAAGCCGAGATCGTCGCCGATCGTGGTGCTCTTCTTCATGGCTGCCTTCGTCTTCGACACCGGAGCGCCGAAGATCGAAGAGGCGAGCGTGCCGTCCGGCTGCTGACCCTGCGTGAAGTACTGCAGGCCCGAGGACGGGTTGACCGCGCCGAGGAGCGAGGCGTAGAGCGGGTTGCTGACGATCCAGTGCGTCAGGTCGCCGCCAGCCGCCGCGATCGCGGTTGCCACGCTGAGCACCTGCGCCAGGGTCGGGGTCGTCGCGCCGAACGAGATCTGCGGGACGCCGCCGAGGGTGTCGAAATCCGACCCCGGAACGGCGGTCACGCCGTACACGGTCTCGTCGAAGCGCTTCGCCAGAGCCGCGGGGAGCCGCTGCACGAGGGCACCGTAGAGGCTGCCGAGGTCGCGCTTGAACTGGTTGGAGAAGGGCACGATCACGGCGATCGTGTAACCCTTCATGCTCTTCGAGCCGACCGTGCCGCGGCTGACGGGCTTCTCGTCGGTCTCGTTGACCCACGCGGCCACCGGCTCGCCGGTAATCATCGGGATCGTGAGACCCGCGCCGGGAAGCGGGAGGGTCTGCGACACCTGCATGATGGTCGACGCCTCGAGGACGTTCGACCAGATCTCACCGGAGATCTGCTTCGGGAGGGGAACGTTGGTCGTGCCCCTGTTGATATCGACGGGCATGGTCAGCCTTTCGGACTAGGAGAGCTTGGAGTTGAAGAGTTCGGCGAACGTCTCCGCGTTTGTCTTCGCGGAGGGTGCACCGTTGGTGCGACCGTGCCCCACCTTCGAGGCCGGTTTCTTGACGGTGCCCAGGAGAGCCACGTACTCGTCGTGCAACGCGGTGATCGCGTCCGCGTCCGGGTCGCCGTCCTCGCCCACGAACTGAGCGAGGTCGAGCTTGCCGACCACAGCGCCGATCAGCGCATCCGGCACCACTCCCTTGAGGGAAGCGGTGACCTCAGACTTCGCCAGCTTCACGCCGTACTCGAGCCGGATCGTCTCGCGCACGCGCGCTTCGATCGCTGCCGGAGTGTCGCCTTCAGCCGGTGCTGCCTTCTGAGCGGTGCGTGCCTTGATCCGCTGAGCTGCGTTCTCGTTCCTCAGCCTGCGGATCTCAGCCTGCCAGCTCTCCGGCAGATCTTCGAGCTTGGATTCCTGATCCGTCTGCTCTTCGTGCTCTTGCTCTTGCCCCGTGTCCTCCGTGCCGTCCGGCTCGTCCGTGCCGCCTCCGATGCCCAACTTCTGGGCTACGGCTGCGTCTTCGGCTGATAGTGCTTCTGGCATGAGGTGCACCCTTCTAGGGAAAGTCGTCGACATCTAGCCGATGCTCTCTAGGTTAGCGCACGTTTACACGATCTCCTGTTGAGGAGGCTCAACCACGGCAGGCGCGGCGGATCCTGCCCGGTCCGTAGCCGGAGCTGCAGCGACCGGAGTCGGCCACCCTGCCACGAGGTCGACGTCATAGCCACGCTCAAGCATGACCTGAGCGAACGGCACGCCCGCCTCGAGCTGCAGCTTCGCGGTCTCCCACGAGTCGCGATCGTTGTACGTGATCGGCGGGGCCCACGCGACCTCAGCGTTCGTAGGCCCGAGCCCGCGCACCGCGCAGACCCACTCGAAGAGCTCGTGCCACGTCACACCGAACTGCGCCTGCCGGTCGCTCACCTTCGAGTTCAACGGCTGCTCGTCCATCCGTTGCGAGTCGCCCGAGGGTGTCGTGCCGCCGCGGTGATAGCGGTTCGCGGGCATATCGGTCACGTCGGCCATTTGCTGTACGAGCATTTCGATCGGCCCGGTGAAGTTCGATATGTCGGCTGCCGGGAACTGTCCGGGTCGGACGTTCTTCCCCGAGAGGATCCAGACCTCACCGGGCTCGTCGCTCATCGTCGAGCTCGAGTCCAGACCGGACCCTTCCGGGTCGAGCTCGGTCTCGCCGACGGCTGCCGCGAACGGGTCGGGCGCGTCAGCGTTGAGAGCTGAGTCAGTAGCGATGTAGCGCTTCGGCAGCACCTGGTGATCCACCCCGCCCATCATGGAGAGCACGAGTTTGTTGATCGCTTCCTGCGGACCGTAGGCGTCGGCATGCTCAGGCCTGCCGTAAGGCCGACCGGTGCGGAAGTGGAAGACCGGGATCACACCGGGCACCGGGTTCTCGAGCGGCCACGCGCCGGTCTCGTCCAGGAAGGGGACGTACTCCACCTCAGCGCCGATGACGGTCGTCTTGCCGGTCTCGTCCTCGTGCGCTTGGCTGCTGACCCACTGCTCCACCCGGTCGGGGTAGTAGAGGTTGACCCGGTGCCACTTGCCCTTGCCGAGCCCGTTGCCCGTGTCTCCGGGCTCGAGCCACGAGTGCACCGCGTGCGACTTCTGCCGCGGCTTCTCCGGATCGTAGAAGACCCGGACGTTCGTCGGCTCGTGCTGGTAGAGCGAGACACCACCGGGCAGGTCGTCGTCGAGCCAGCCGATGATGTAGGAGTCCCCGAACTCGTACGCCTTGAGGTGCACGTCTTTCGCTTCGATGCCGAGTTGGTTGTCATCCCACGTTTGATCGAGAGCTGCCTGCTGCGCAGAGTTGTCGCACGTGATCCCCTTGACCATCGTTCGCTCCGCGAGGAGGTCGACCGGAGTGCGAGCGTAGTTGATCCTGAAGTGCTCGCTCTGATCCTTGAAGATCTCCCTCAGCTTCTCGGAGGCGAAGACTTCCGGGATGGTGCCCTCGAAGAACTGCGCCGCTCTCGAGTACGCCGCACGCGGAGCGACCAGATCCTTGATCGCTTGGGTGAGGTGCGCGTGGTCAGCCATGCATCTTAGGCTACCTGACGACGGAGCGTGCCCGCGCCTTCGCGACCGGCACCGGTGACCCACGCGAAACCCGTCGACACCGCGTCGACCATATCGTCATGCAAGCCCTTCGGGAAGGCGAGGAGCTCACGCTCGAGCGCCTCGAGCGGCTGAGTGTGCACCACCTGCCGACGCTGGTAGCCGTTGAGCAACAGCTCCGCCCGTGTCTCCTTCAGGATCGTCTGGTGCTTCGTCTCGTACACGACGTCGGGGAACTCGCCGAGCACCTCGCGCCACACGTCGCCGCCCTGGTTCGTCTCGACCAAGATCAGCCGGATCTCCGGGTAACGCACGAGGAGGGAGGCTACCTTCGTGCGCAGCGCCTTCGGGTTGAGCCGGACGCCGAGACACTCCCGCACCCACACCTTGCCGGTCTGCCGGTCATGGCTCAGCACGGCCAGACCGGTCGCGTCGCTCGTCTTCCTCGAGGTGACCGCGGGGTCGACGGAGAGGAACGTCCGCGGATAGGTGGGCCGGGTCTCGTACGTGATGTCGGACGTCGACCACATGAGACCGTCGGCGGCGAGCGGTTCGTTCTGGAAGTTGATCGCGAAGTAACGATCTCCCTTCATCGCCTGCAGCTCTTCGAGTGTCCACTTCTCCGGCCAGAGAGAACGCTCCGTGCCCTCGTCGGTCAGCACAAGAGCGGGGTAGTAGCTGACCCTGAAGTTCTCCGCGGCGATCCACGGCTCCGCCTCCGAGGTGGTGACGCTCTTCACGAGCTGGTGCACCATGCTTCCCTCCATCGTGACCGTGCCGACCCACGCGACCCGAGCGTTCGCGTTGAGCGGGAGGAGAGCCTGACGCACGAGGTCGAGCCGCTGCCCCATCTGGTAGGTCGAGTAGGTCGCGGCGGGTGGTTCGATGTCGTCGAAGATGAGGAGGTCAGGCCGGAGGTTGCCGACCTTCAGACCGAGCGGGGTCGAGCCGACACCTCGAGCGGCGAAGATGAATCCGCTCTTCTGGTGCGCCATACCGCGGTTGTCCGACACCGAGACGCCCGTGCGCCGGACGGCGGGAGCGCAGAGCTCCGGGTAGTCGAGCCGGAGGAGAGCGTTCTGCTCGAGCTCAGACTTGAATGAGGCGAGGTGCTGCTCAGCTAGCCCCGCGTTGTCGGCGAACGCTGCCGCGAACTTGACGTGCCCGTGCGCGGCTGCCCACAAGGGCGCGATGAGGAACCACGTCGTCGACTTCGCGCTGTGCCGCGGTGCCACGTACGCACGCCGCCACGCCTTCGGCCGCGAGGTCGGCACGGCCCACTCAAGCATCTGCTCATACCATGCGAGGTGCGCCTCGCTGAAGCTGACCTCTCCACCCGTGCTCGGATCGGAGAGGTGGTGTCGGAGGTAGACGAGGGCGAAGAGCCGAGGGTTTAAACGGGTCAGCACGCGCCGACCGCGCGACGTCCCGAGGAGCTGCGCGTCGAAGCGCTCGAGGTAGGCCCACGCCTCAGAGCTGAGCGTCACAGTGCCACGTCGCAAGAGCACGGGTCGAGACGATCAGCGCATCGTCGAGCTTCATCGGGAGCACACGCTCGAGCTCGGTCCGGATCAGCGCGTCAAGCTTGCGTACCGCTTCGGCGTCCGCATCGGTGAAGCCTCCAGCCACCCATCCCGCGGGCAGGACCGGAGCGGTCGCCTCACGCACGGCTGCCGCGATCTCGTCTGGTGTCGGCGTGTTAGCCACGGGGGAGATACCTCTCGAGAACTTCCGCGTCGTACCGGATCTTCGCTTCAGTGATGAGGCCGAGCTGCTCGGTCATGCTGCCGACCGGGTAGATCGCGGTGTAAGACACGTCCTCACCCTCAGCGTCGAAGCCCTTGAGCCCGACCACGAGCACGTAGGACACGATGAGCGAACCCTCCGGGAAGGGCTCGCTGCCCTCGCTTGGGTCCGCCCGCTCTGCCGCTATCGCCGCCTCGAGCGCGGGACGGAGGATAGCGTCGGTGTCAGCCACGGCCCACCCTCCCATCCTTCATCGTTGCGCCGGTGTCCTCACGTGCCAGACCTAGCCGAGCGATGGTGCGCTTCGACGCGAGGTACGCCGCTTCGAACGGACCGATCCCCGGCAAGCCCTGCAGCGCACGGGCCCGGTGCTCACTGTACGCCGCGCGACGCAGCGAGGGGAGATCTTTGCATAGTGCACGCTCGAGCTCTTCAATCGCCTCGAGGCCGATGCCGAGCCCGCGGATCTCGGTCTTGCTCAGCTTGCGCAGAGACTTGAGCGCGTTCGTCCGGGCACGCACCGCGGCGGGTTGCGTGGTCACGACTCCACCACTTCGCCTTCGATCAGGTCGTGCTCTCGCATCTTCTCTCGTCTCTCTGCCTCATCGAGCAATTCTCGGAGCTGCCGCTCTTGCTCGGACTGCACGGTCACTTGAGCGTCGACCCGCTCCGGTGCGTTTAAACCGAGGAGCTTCGCTTGCCGCTCCATCACCCGGAGGATCAGGTTCGCCGCCTCGTGGTCGAGCTTATTGACCTCGAGACCCTGCGCGAGTCTGCTCATCCCTGCCCGCATGAGCGTCTCGAGCTGCTGGTTCTGCACCTCGCGGTAGGTCTCGATCGCGGGAGGACCGTGCTTCGTGACGAAGGCGTCGAGCCTGCGCTGCACGCCGCGCACCGAGAGATCCATCCGCCGCGCGATGTCGACGTTACGCTCGCCTCTGATCTTCGCGTTGAGGATCTCGAGACCTTCGGATTCTTGCTGCTCTTTGCGCCGCTGCCGTCCGCTAGGTCGGAAGGGCTCGAGCTCTGTCATACTGCCCACCTTACGCGACAGCTCAGCACGACATGTTCAAATTTGAACACTTCTACTTCGTCCAGACGATGAGGAAGGCGAGCACGAGGAGGAGGAAGAGCACGACGAGCGTCCCGGTCATGCCGGGACGGTAGCGAGCGTCGCGTGCACCTGAGCCCGGAGGAGGGCGATCTTCTCCTGCTCGGTCCACCGCGACTCGCCACCGTACCCTGCCTGCCTCGCCTGGTCGGCTCGCTCGCCGTAGAGGTCAGCTTTCGCGAGCTCTCGCTCTGCCTCTTCGTAGTGCTGGTATTGCGTTGCCATGATCTCTCTTCCGGGTATGGGAGGAGCGGGTCGCACCACTAAGTGCGACCCGCTCACTCGCGCGTGATTGGGCAGGTCAGCCGATAGATCTCATCCCCACCAAGGGAGAGGGTCGTGCTGCCTTCGGGTAGGAAGTAACAAAACCCCGTTGACCCGTGTTGGCTTGTGACGGACGAGCGGCTCTACTCGCGCCAGAGATCGACGGTCCGGGTCAGACCGCCCGATCCGCCGAGCTTGTGCCAGCCGGTGGAGCTGATCCGGTACGACGGGTAGCCGCCGCCCGAGATCGTCGCGTTGTAGCCCGCGGGCAGGACGAATCCGTCGGTGTCGGCCCATCGGTACTTCGTCTTGCTGTTCTGCCCCCGCTCGAGGTAGCCGAGCGGGGAGCCTTCCTTGCATCCGGGGTCCGACGAGGTGCCCGACCAGTCTTTGCAGATGGTCAGCCGAGACCGGTCGGAAGCCGAGGCGTGCTTCAGCACGGCGTCTCCGGGGGAGACCGCGGAGGCGAGGGTCGGAGTGCCAGCGACCAGAGCGCTGCCTCCGAGAGTGACGGCTGCCGCCAGAGCTGCAAGCCGATGCTTTGATGAGGTCATGTGAACTACCCTACTACTCTCATAGATCTGTGTCAACTCTTGATTAGTGTCTTGAGCTCGTTAACTCCGGAGACCCGGACGGGTTCAGGCTTCTCGCTCGTGAAGCTGATCGTCTCATCGTTGAGATACCGGACGATCTTCCCCTTCTCGTCCCGCTCCACGTCGAGCACGTAGCGGGTGCGCTGCGTGGTGCTCCATGCGTTGTCCTTCGTCCACTTCCGCTCCACGCGATAGCCGCGCACGGTGGCCGTGTGGTGCCTGGTCCACCAGTACGCCGCGTCGGGCTTCCATGACGGCCCCGCCTTGCCTCCGAGCTCCGGGTCGAAGAGGTAGACCGCTAGGAACCGTTGCACATCTTCGCCAGCTCGCCGCCACCCTCGCACGATCCAAGACCTCGTTGTCCGTCCGTCGAACCATCCTTCGCCGTACGTCGCCACGGTCCACCACCCCGCGTCGTCCGCCACCTGCGCCAGGCTGACCACGCCCCCCGGTGCACTTGGTGTAGTTGGTGTAGACATTGAGCGTTTTCCTACTCTCTATATTTTACACTTGCTAAGTTGCCTCAGTATGAATCGGACGAAAAACTACACCAACTACACCAAGTTATCCACATTTTCCTGTGGATAACTCACTCGTTAGGTAAGCCTAGGCTAAGTCCCCGAACTGCCGCCAGACCCCCGTACATGTAGCTGCTGTAGCCGAGCGCCTGCATCCTCTGCCACCACTTCGTCAGGGGCAGAGTGCCGTTGCCGGTCGCCTCAGTCCAGCGCTTGTAGTGGGTGTAAGCCTCTTTCTTCAGCATCCGGACGTCGATCCGGTCGGGGTCGCGAATGGCCAGCCGATCGTCCTCCGTGACCCACTCGCGCACCTGATCGGCTGCCAGCTCGAAGCGATCCTTCTCGTCCTGCGCCGACTTCGGGGTGTCGAAGTTGCCGCGCGCCATGAGCTCGCGAAGAGACCTGACCGCGTGCGCCAGGATGCCGGGGAGCTCAGACGTTAGGTCTTCACTCAGTCCCGCCTTTGTGTCGAAGGTGTTGGGGAACGTGAGGAGCTGCCAGCGCCGACGGTAGCCGTGCGTGGTGTCCGCGCTCTTCCAGAACTCGTTAGCCGAGAAGACCGGCACGGCCCAGCACGTGAACGCGAAGGGATGCTCGTACTTCCGCTGAGCCTCAATCGTGTCCTCGCCCGTGATCGCCTTAAAGCGAGCGGTCGACTTCATGTAGGCCGGGTCGATGTCGCCCGCGAGGTTCGCGATCTTGCCGAAGAGGGACGCGACTTCGAACTTCCCTTCAGCGATGTCCTGCAGGGTCACCTGAGACGTGTTCGACGCGCCGAGGAGAGCCTTGATTACTCGGATCAGGGTCCCCTTCCCGTTGCTGCCCGCACCGTGGAAGAGGAACGCGCGCTGCAGCGGGTTCCCGGAGTAGGCCAGATAGCCGAGGATCTCCCAGAGATAGGCGTGCGCGTCGGGAGCCATGACCTGATCCACGAAGCGGTCGAAGAGCGGGCATACGGCATCCTCGTCCCACGTCACGGGAAGTTGCACCGTGGAGTAGAACGAGGGATCGTGGGGGTAGAGCGTGCCGGTCTTCCAGAAGAGCATCCCGTTCAGGACGTTGAGGTACTCCGGCACCGGGTCGCACGTGATGATCGCCCCGCGGCTGCGTAAGAGCTGCTGCAGCATCGGCAAGACGGTCGAGACGTGGGACGGTCGGAACTTGTGCCCGAGGAGGACCGTGCACCGGTCCGACACCTCGTGCGGAGCGCGGTGCCAGACGCCATTCCGGTACGACCAGATAGACCGGTTGTCGCTGTCATCCATAGCGAGGTCGCCCAGCTCGAGGAGGTCGAGCGCAAGCTTGGTGACGATGAGCCCGCCCTTGCCGCCGAAGTAGGCGTCGGGGTCGTAGATCTTCTCCGGATCTGCGACCCCCTCAGGGAAAGGGACGAACATGCCGGTCTGGGCCCGTGGCATGGGTCGCCCTGCCCCGTTGACTTTCTTCCGCGCGGAGTCCCAGCGCTCGAGGATCTCGGCCAGACCGAATCCCGAGTCCCGCGGCGCGTGCTTCGCGAGGGTGTCGTAGGCGTCGCCTTCGGTGAGCGCGTTCCAGGGTGAGTACGCGATCTCGAGGAGGTTGCAGGCGACCTCGTACGTCGTCGAGTTCCAGTCGGGCCCCGTGTAAACGTCCCGTCCGAAGTTGGACACCGCTGCCTGCGCGCACTCCCTGAGTCGCGCGACCTCGAGCTCGAAGACCGTCTCCGCGTAATGGTCGCACCGAGCCTTCTCTGCCTCGCTCATCGCGTCGCGGCTGACCACCTCCCGCGACGCCGAGGAGATCTCGACTTCCTTCGGCTGCAGCTTCTCGAGGAGCCATGCCGGGGCCGGAGCGACCTTGCCGCTCCACGTCGCCCCGCCCTCTGTGGGCAGAACCTCGTACGTGCCGAAGATCGTGCTCGAGGGTGCCGCGATGACGTAGCCACCGTCCCCGCGCACGTCGACGTGCGGGAAGAGCGACGTCGTGCTCCGCACTGGACCGGCAACCGAGAAGTAGTAGTGCGTCCCGCCGCGCCCGGTCTTGACCGTGTAGGTCCGTGGTAGGCCACCGTGGGAGCTGACGAACTCTCTCCACTCCGGCGCGCCCTGCTCGCTCTTGTAGGAATCGTCGTCGATCACCACGAGCCCGTTGCCGGTCGCGATCCCGATCAGGTCGTCCGGGTTCTCCGCCCAGTGGGTGCGGAGCTGGTCGACGTCGGTCGTGGCATCCTTGAATCCGTTGCGCGTCTTGGGTCGCTTCTGGTCGTCGCACGGGAAGACGGGCCAGCCACGGGATGCATAGTCGCACACGGCAGTGATGGGGTGCACAGGGTCTCCTAGTTGATCGTAGGAGTTTCACTATATCACAACACCAAGTGCACCAACCGCCCTACTTGTCTCGAGCGAGCCCTTCCCGTAGGTAGCGGTAGATGAGCTCAGCGCGGGAGACCTCGAGCCGGAACGCGGTCGCGTCCAGCTCTTCGAGCTCGCGCGGCTTGACCGTCGTCGCGACTTGCTTCGTCCGCGCATACGGTGCCGGGGTGACCGGAAGCGTCTCGGTCTTGTGCCCGTCGACGATCAGGTCGCCCACTGTGTCAGACATTTGTGATACCTTTCTAGGAGTCATTGCCACAAGTCTACCTCAAGAGTAGACTGAGACTCTCACAGAAGGAGTAGAGGATGGGGTTCAAGGTACGACAGGAGACGACGGTCGAGACGCTGCAGGCCGGAGAGATCACGATCGACAAGACCGGCACGAGCTGGACAGTCGAGAGAGTGAGTACGGTCGCGGCTGAGCCGGACGAGGTGACCTTCGTCATCGCCGGGATCAAGTACGAGAAGAGCGAGGGCAAGCGCTTCACGCTGACTAAGCCGTTCGGCTCACCGATCACGGTCGTCCGCGAGAAGAGCACGGGGATCTCGGAGGCCACGCCGGATGACGTGACCGAAACTGCGACCGTGGTCGAAGAGAACGAAGCCGCCGTAGCTGCTCTGAAGGGCGCGGGCGCGGAGATCCTCGTGCAAGCCACGGTAGCCGACGCTGACGCCGTGGCTGCCATAGCCGAAGGCGAGAGCGTGGTGCTGCCGCCCTTCGCCAGCCTGACCGACCTCGAGCAACGGACGCACGTTTTCGTGATGCACGGCTCCGTCGCCTACGACATCATGGAGCGCGTCGCCCTGACGAAGCTGCATGAGCGTTTACACGCCGCCCCGCCGAAGGCGAAGGCCAAGCCCCACACTCACGAGGTGGCATGATGCCGATCAACGCTGCCGGAATCCGGACCCTGCCGGTCGCACCTAACGACGAGCCCGACCCTCGTGCTCGCCGTTGCGAGACGATCGAGATCTTCGGCTTCAAGATCGAGACGATCGCCGCCGTCGACACCGACGATCTCGCCCGCCGCGCCGGTGTCGACTGCCCGTGGTGCCAGCCGAGACCGGTCGGAGCGCGACGTATGAACACGTGCGTACTCTGTGATGGGACCGGTCTGATCGCACGCGCCCAGAGTGAACGCAAGCATTGCGAGTGCCCGGAGTGTCGGGACGGTCACGCATGAGCGCCGAGATCGAGACCCCGGCGAAGAGTGAGGACCAGACCGGCCACTGCACCGCGAAGACCTCGAGAGGTCCGTGCCCGTGCCCCGCCTTCGTCTTCCTGCGCAGAGATCAGGGTTACCCGATCTGCGCGGACTGCACCCATACCCAACAGATCCACGCGCTGAAGGAGTCGGTATCGTGACGGAGCCTCAGGTCGACCCCGAAGGCATGTTCGGATGGGTCGACCCCGTTCGCCGCTCAGCCGACGGACGTCCCTACATCATCGGCCCGTGCCCGAACGCGCACCCGGAGCCCAGCGAGGCTATCCCTTCCGATCACTACTGCGTCGAAGGCCGCGTGCCCAGTGCGAAGCGCGAGGGCAAGACTGTCCAGTGCCCGAAGTGCAAGGGTGTCGGATGGATCGAGACGCTCTACACGCGATGCACCACCTTCGTCTCTGCGATGGAGGAGTCATCGGCGCTCGCCGCGTGGAAGTTGCGCCTCGTCCTAACCGGTGTCGCGCTTGACGCTCGTAACGTCTCGGAGCGCCGGATCATTGACGAGCTCGTGGAGATCGACTTCGACGAGCCCGGAGAGGCTGACCTCTTCACGCTGACCACGAAGCAACAGATCGACGCGATCGCCGAGCACGCCTTCGAGATCGCAGACGGCCACCTCAAGGCGAAAAAGGGCACGACGCTCCACGAGCTCTCCGAGCTGGTCGACCGGCAGGAGCCGCTGCCACCCGAGACGACCGACCAAGAGCGCGCGGATCTGGGCGCGTATGTCCGTGTCGTCGAGTCGCTCGGTCTGGTCATGCTCGAGTCGGAGCTGTTCGTGGTGAACGATGAGCTGAAGATCGCGGGCACGCTGGACCGGCTCTGTGGCTCGAAGACCGAAGCGCTCTGTGACCAGTGCGAGCTCCCCGTGATCGTCGACCTCAAGACCGGCAGGGTCGACTACGGGGCCGGGAAGATCGCTCAACAGCTCGCCGTGTACTCCCGCTCGAAGCGCTACGATCCGGTCAGCGGGGCCCGCTCCGAACTCGGTGCCTGCCCGCACAAGGGAATCGTGATCCACCTGCCGCAAGGGACCGGCGAGGCGGAGCCGCTGTTGGTCGACCTCGAGGCGGGCTATGGCGGAGCGTTGATGTCGCGCGACGTCCGGCAGTACCGCAACGCATCGAAGAAATGGCTGAGCCCGCTATGAGCGGCGGATCATACGACTACGCTTGTTTCGCTCGCGAGCTCGACGAGCTGTTAGGTCACGTGCACAATCTCGAGGCACTGCGCGACCGCCTCGCCGGACTGCCCTACGCTCGTGCTGCCGCGGTCGAGACCGAGCGTCTGGTTGCGAAGCTCCGGAGCTGGGAAGTGCAAGCGCGCGTAGCTGCGGAGCGTCTCGGCCCCGTTTGGCACGCCGTCGAGTGGTGGGATTCGTGCGACTCCGGCGAGGATCGAGTGCGCGAGGCCGTCGAAAACTTCCTAGAGATTTCTCACGATTCTAGGTTGACTTCTGAGCCGTAGGGTGTAGAGTTGTACTCAAGAGGTTGATCCGGGGACGGGATCGTATAGGCGTGAAACTCCCCGGATCTCCTCACCTCCACCACTCCGCACCACCTCAACAGATGGGAGCCCTCTCATGGGCATGTTCGACGAAGAGAAGCTAGGCGTCCCGGCGATCTCGCTGAAGACCGTTCGCAAGGGGACGACGCTCAAGGGCACGATCCTCCCGATCCCGAAGGTCAACGCGAAGACCGGCGCGGTCGATCTCCTCAGCTACCGCGAGGACCCCGCGAAGGATCGCACCGGCAAGCCGAAGCTCTTCCCCTCCGGCGACCCGATCATGGTCGGTCAGCTCTTGCTGAAGACCGATCTCCGGGACTGGCAGTACTCGAGCCCGGAGTTCGAGGAGCGCACGAGCGACTTCCCGGAGGAGACCGACACCGGCTTGCGTCGATTCTTCGTCGAGTCGATGTACGTCGTCTCCGCGGTGCGTGCCGCGAAGAAACGGCTCCGGGTCGCCCCGGAGGTCGGCGGGTCCTTCTCCATCACGGTGAAGGGCTTGCTGAAGGGCACGATGAAGAGCGGCGAGCCGTACACCTACCCCGACCTCGAGGTGTCGTGGTCCCCCGCCACGCCGGAGGGCAAGGCCGTCGTCGAAGAGTACTCGAAGACGATGGTCCTGCCGGAGACCGCTTCGGATATGGGCTTCGATCAGGGAGACGAAGAGCCTCCCTTCTGATCTTCGCTCGGTCCCGTCGGAGGAGGCCGATCGAAAGGGGACCGGGCGCATCGCTGCCCGGTCCCTACCTAGGGAAGGTAGCTCAACGGCAGAGCAACGGGTGCACTCGAGCGGCAAAGGGTTGATCTCCGGAGCCGGTACACCGTAGTTGGAGGTTCGAATCCTCCCCTTTCCACCGTGCCAGGCTTGACGTAAGGCTCAGGAAGTGCCGTCGGCTCTGTTCCCCCGCACCCGACCGCGTGACCACGACACCTGCCAAGCCTGGCACTCACACATAGAGACGGGAGAGCGACGTGCCCACCACCTACCGACGGACCGCTCACCGGCTCGAGGAGCTGCAGGCTGCGTACGCCGCGGGGCTCGACCATGAGCAAGCCGTTGCTGATCTCGGACTGACACCCGGAGCCCTGGCGAAGTGGCTCGAGCGTCAAGGCGAGCTCGAGCTTGCCCGTCCGTTCTACCGAATCTCTGAAGCGCACCGACGGAAGGAAGCAAGATGACCAAGCCCGGAGAAAGAGCTGTCCGCCGTGCCAAGATCGCTCGAGCTGCAGAGTTGCACGCTGAAGGTGTCCCGGTCGCTCAGATCGCTGTCCACCTCGCCACCACCGAGGGCAGGGTGCGCCGGTATCTCGAGTCGGCGAAGGCTGCAGAGCCGAGGAGACCGGAGTTCGTGGGGCTAGCCGGAGACAATCGGCAGAGGTTCCTCGTCCGCCCGGATGAGATCGCCGCGATCCAGGATTTCGGAGACCGCGGTTGCGTTGTCTACCTCTCCGGAGTCGAGAAGGGACTGGACATCGCGACCACGACCGAGGAGGTCTTGCGCCGGATCGCTGCGTTGAGGTGAGGGTCTGCATAGAGCTCGACTGTGAGCTCGAGGCTGCGCCTAGGCGTCAGCGGTGCGAGGAGTGCTGGTTGGCCCGTCAGCCGCCCGTTGTGCGCGCTGAGGCTGCCCTGCGCCGCCTGTCGATGGTGCCGGAGTCGGCTCGGAAAAAGACCGTCGACAAATCCGTCTGGCCGAAGGGCCGGAGGTGGTGCGCTAGCTGCCAGACCTTCGTCCGGCTGCAGGACTGCACCGGCTCGAGGTGCAAGGCGTGCCAGGGGATCGCTGCCCACAAGTCCCGCGCGAAGAGCAACTTCGGGATCTCGGAGGAGGACTACCAGTGGCTGCTAGTGCTGCAGCACGGGAAGTGTGCAATCTGCCGTGAGCGTCCGCGGACTAAGCGCCTAGCCCTCGACCACGATCACAAGCATGAGCCCTGTAAGGGTGAGGGTTGCCGCGACTGCGTGCGCGGTCTGATCTGCGCTCGGTGCAATCACGAGCTCCTCGCCGCGGCGCATGAGTCGATCCACATCTTGCGTAACGCGGTGGCCTACCTCGAAGATCCGCCGATGTCCGGCCGTTGGGCGATCCCCGCCTTCGAGCGGGAGGCGTGGGAGGCCGAGCATCCCGGTCAGGAGATCCCGCCCTACTGAGCTAGTACCCGCTCCACGGCTGCCTCGATCGTGTCGAATTCGAGCTTCGTGATCGGCTCTCTCCCCTTGAGCTGCACGAAGCGAGCCCTCATGGATTCCCAGGCTGCGATCCGTGCCTTCGTTGTGGTCATGTGGACTACGCTACAGGAACAAAGATCTGAAGTCAACACGTTTAAACGCTTGCGCTGCGTGTGGATCTCGTGTAGAGTCGTAGACAGAAAGCAAGACCTACACCACCAAGGAGACACCGTGACGATCAACTACAGCACCCGCGAAGAGTGGCTCATCGCTGCTACCGCCCTCATGCGCACCGAGGTCTTCGAGCCGAAGGAGATCACCATCCCCGCGGTCCGGCTCTCCGTCGGTTGGCCCGGAGGTCGTGCGGACCAGAGCACGACCGGGGGTCAGTGCTGGAAGAGCGCCATGAGCGCCGACAAGATCCCTCAGGTCTTCGTCTCCCCGATCGTCGACGACGCCGCTCAGGTGCTCGAGGTTCTGGGCCACGAGCTGATCCACGCGGTCGACGATTGCGAGAGCGGTCACCGCGGAGCCTTCGCGAAGATGATGAAGACCGTCGGCTACGAGGGCAAGATGACCGGGTGCACCGCGGGCCAGTCGCTCAAAGACATCTACGCTCTTCTCCTGATCGAGCTCGGGGACTACCCGCACTCGAAGCTCGGTGTCGCCGGTGACGCTGGTCAGGATCCCGACGGCGGCGCGGAGTCCCCGAAAAAGCAAGGGACCCGGATGCTCAAGGTCTCGTGCCAGAGCCCCGACCTCGAGGGTGAGGCGTACTCGGTCCGGATGACCCGGAAGTGGCTCGATCTCTACGGGGCCCCGATCTGCCCGTGCCACGGGGTCGAAATGATCGAAGGCTGATCGTGCCCTGCCAGAAGAGGATGCCGGTCCGGGCCAATGATGAGCCCGGATCGGGATGCCGGAGAGACTGCCTGCACCGTGCGCTCGTGAAGCGCTACCGCTCCGAGAAGGGCGCGTACGACGAAGCGCGCAAGCTCGAGCGGGAAGAGGCTACCCACGGGTTCGCCACGGAGGGCACAGACTGGGACGAGGATCATCCCTCGTGGGGCTTCAGAGAGTTTCTCGTACAATCCGCCGCGGGGCTTGCGCCAGAGCCTCAGAGCGTGTAGAGTCTTCTACATGAGCAACTACTGCGACACCGAGACCTGCGAGATCTGCCAAACCGAGACGGTCGAAGGCAACGACGAGCTCGGTCGATGCATCCACTGCTCGCACCTGAGCCGCCAGGCGCAGAGCCTCGAGCACCTCCTCAGCCTTATGGCTGCCGGAGTCACCCGCGACGCCCGGACCGGACGCTTCGCCTCAGTCAGGAAGGGCTGATCGATGGAGCCGTGGCAGGGTGTCCTCGTCGGCTTCGGCTCTGCGGTCTGCTGGTTGCCGTGGCTGCGCTCATGGCTAGCCTCGCCGACCGTTGTCCGCCCGACCGAGCGCCAGCTCTACAACCAGACCGACGCGCTTATGAAAGAGGTACTGGCAGGCGTGATCGACGAGCTGCAGACCGGTCGCACGAAGATAGATCAGATCCAGGACGCATTCCGCGTCAACGTAACCGTAGAGAGGCTAGACCGATGATCAGACACACGAACCAAGAGCGAGCCATGCCACGCACAGAGCTCGTGCTGAAGAGGCTAGCGGAGGGCGCGAGCTACGCCGATCTCGCCGCGGAGCTGGGCATCGCTCAAGACTCCGTACGGACGACGGTCTACCGGGCCCGCCAGCGCGCCGGTCTGCGGCGGCGCGTGACCTTCGAGCCGACCGGAGAGGGCTCGAGCGATGCCTGAGCCCTGTAGCGTGCACAAGATCAGAGCGTGTACGATCTGCGATCCGCAATGGGTTGCGATTGGCTACTCAAGTGAGGGTGCGCGGACCTACGGCAACGTTTACACGACGTCGCGCGTGGGTCAGTTCCCGGCCGGTCCGATGGGGGATCGGCGGACCAAGCGCGACCGGGACCGTTCGACCCGCGAGCGGCGTGCTATCGAGAGGGACGCCGATGCCTGAGCCGAGACGCCGCACCCACCGTGCGGACTGTGCGGTGCACAATCTCGAGAGCTGCGACTGTGACCGGAGCGGGCCACGCGCGACGAGCGGTAACGAGTTCGGGCAGGCCGTCCTGCTGCTCGCTGCATTTATTGTCCTGCTGATTTTCGTCAACGTGTTGACACGGCTACTCCCTAGCCTGTAGAGTCATAGACAAGAGCTCAACCGAACCGAAGGAGACCGAAATGTTCAACCCATACGAGCCGGAGACAGAGGAAGAGCGTCGGAGCAACGCCGGGGAGCCGGAGCCCCTCGAGGAGCCGGAGCCGGAGGAGCCGCCCTTCCCGGACCCGGAGGACGAGCGCGAGTCGCTCTCCTGGTTCGGCGGGGAGTACCCGGCCGTGCCGGAGGGAGCGGTCGCCGACTGGCCGAGCATTCTCCTCGCCTCGAGCTGGACCGAACCCGTCGGGGGAGAGGTGCGTGAGGTGGTGAGCCGAACGGTAACCCGCGAGCTCGACGTCCAGCGGTGCACCTTCCCGCGCGGTGTAAACGCGCTGGCCGATGCGCTGGACAAGCTCATCACGGAGCACGAGCACTGATGTTGTGGCTCGCGATGCTCTTCGGCGTGGTGATCGGGGTCTCCCTGACCACGCTCTACGCCGCCCGCGCACTGGATCGCCAGCGTGCCCACTACGAGCGGCAGGACGCCGCTCTGCTCGATACCGTTTGGCCTAGAAGGGATCTCCGATGAGTACCGGATTCTGGTTCGTCTATCTGGCAGGAGTCGCTACGCCGATCCTGCTATGGCTGCTCTACACCCTCTGCAATCGCCCGAGGCGGAGGAACTGGTGAAGAGCTGGACAGTAGCGGAGATCGAAGCCGCCCTCGAGGTACGCCGGGTGAGGTGCAAGCGAGCGCGTGCCCGTAACGACCGGCAGTCCGCACTGCTCGAGCTCGTCTACATCGATACCCTTCTCGAAATGCATACCGAAGCGATCGTGCGAGGTGGCCGCTCGAGGAGTTGACACGAGATCCGGATACGTGTAGAGTCGTAGACAAGAGCAAGAACCTACCTCAAGGGAGACACCATGAACGACATCACCACCACTCAGAGCTCAATCCTCATCGGCAACCTGAACGTCGTGATCTCGGTCTGCGAGGGACCGAAGTTCTTCACTGTCGGTGCGATGGTCTGGCAGAAGGGCACCTTCGCATCTATCGCCAGCGTGACCCTCAACTCGCGGGATGAGGGCACCGAGGACGTCTCAGCGCTGAAGCATAAGGCACTCTGGCACGCGATCTTCAGCGCCGGTCACCCCGCCTGATCCGGACGTAAGAGAGCCCCGGTAGGGAGACGCTACCGGGGCTCAGCCTTGCCCGACCGAAGTCGGAGATCGGGATCACCGCCTAGCTCGGAGGAGTGTCTCGCTTCTGCACGTTGCTCGCTGCGATAGTGGCGAACGGGGTCGAGAGATAGGTCACGACTGCTGCCGCCACGGTGAGCCACACGGGGACGCTGCCCAGCGTAGCGAAGGCGATCAGAGCGGAGCCAACCACGAGCCCGACTAGGCCATACGCCACGTAGAGCGTCTGCCGTACTCGAGCTGGCAGGCCGGTCAGAACACCCGGCACGGGCGCGTCGAAGTTGGTCAGCGGCACGCCGCGCCCCTCCCTGTCTTGCTGTTCGAGCGGTGCTTCGAGGCTCATCCGTGCGCTCCCATCGTTCGGCGTGACGTAGGTCACGAGTTACTGCCTGACCTTGAGCGCGGTCCGTGTCGCCACGATCCGCCGTTTCTTGCCGGGGCTTCCCTCTCTCGAGGTGGCCCAGACGTAACCAGCGTAAACCATCGCGCCCTCAGCCTCATCGCCGAAGTCGGTCGTCACAAACTCCCCGGCGAACGCGAACGACTTTTTGCCGGTCTTCGGGTCGGTCTTGATCTCGTACCACTTGAGCGAGCTCTTGCCCTTCGTCGCGACGTCGCGGTGCACGAGCACGACGGTCCGCCCGTCCTCGAGCACGGCGATCCGGTGTCCCTGAAAGCGGTTGAACCAGTCGGGGATCTTGCCGGAGACGATGAGTCGAGGCTTCCCCGCATAGCACGAGGAGAGCGTGTAAACGCTGTAGGTCGTGCCGCGCCGGATGCAGAGGAGATCGTCGTCACTGTCGACCGTGATGTCGCCGTTCGGGATCCCGACCAGCCGCGTCCAGGTGTCGGGCTTGCCGAAGACGAAGTAGCCCGGTCCGAATTTCTTGTGACCGATGATGACCTTCGAGCCGTCCAGACCGAAGCTCGAGCCGTGGCCCGCGGCGAGGAGCTCACACGAGGAGAGGTATTTGCCGTCCTCGTTGTGCTCGTGGAAGACGACGCCCTCGCCCGTGTCGGCTCGCTTGCGCGCGTTCGCGCCGACGAAGCGCTTGAGGAACGTCGACCACTCGATGCCCTGCACGTAGGAGTTGTAGCCCCACCCGCCGATCTGGAAAACGATCCGGGCTCCGGGCTTCGGCGGGACGATCGGCGGAACCCACGGGTCGCGCACGACGCCTTCCTTCGCGGGGTCGCCGAGCCCGAGGAAGTCGAGCGTCATCTGACCGGGCATGCCGTCGGCTGCCGAGGATCCAGGCTGCGCCCCGAGCTTCTCGACCTGCAGCTTCGCGACCGCGCGCTTCGTGTCCGGTCCCCACCACCCATCCGCCCCCGCCGCGCCGACCGGGTAGCCGTGTTTGATGAGAGCCGTCTGCAGCTCCCCGACCAGCGACGTCTCCCCGTTGAGCCGGATCGCGGCCAGTAGCTCGCTCAGGACTAGCGTCGTCATGGTGAGACCTTTCCTCGTGCCCACTTGCGGAGCTCTGCGGCACTGTCGAAGTAGCCGTAGTTGCGGTCGAGCGTGTTGCCCGTGGTGGAGTACTGCCAGAACTTGTACGGGGCCCGGATGGTCGGCTTCTCCCCACCGTAGCGGGCGATCCAGAGGAAGTCCCCGCGGAAGTCCGTCTTGTCGATGTTCAGCCAATGGTTCTGGTTGCAGTAGAGCCCGACCTTGCACTGAGGCCGGAGAGCCTGAGCCAGCTTGATCGCGGTATCCTTCTCCGCGTTCGTCACGCCGTCGGCTTCCCAGTCGATCACGAGGAGATCCCCGTTCTGGATCGCCGGACGATCACAGAACTTCTCGACCTGATCGGAGATCTTGCCGTGCAAGAGGTAGAGGTAGTGGCCGACCACGAGCCCCGCGGCGCGCGCCTTATCGACGTGCACGCCGTGGAGCGGGTCGACCGTCATCCCCCGAGCTGCCCGGACGAAGACGAAGGAGTCGCCCTTCGCGGGCTTCCAATCCGGCTGATACTTCGAGACGTCGCTGCCGTCGAGAGGCTTCCTGGCCGGAGGCTTCGGAGGCGGAGGCTTCGGCGGAGCGATGACGTCGGGATCCTTCCACCCGAGCGCTCCCGCGGGCAGTCCGCACAGCACCTCCGCGAGCCCCGTCATCCGGTTCTTGTCCAGCACGTAGCGCCGGAGAACCGAAATGTGAATGTGCCAGAGGTGGGAGGCGTCGGAGTAGCCGCTCTTGTGCAGACCGACCTTCGACCTCGAGCCGCTCGTGCCGGTGCGCTTGCGGTTGTAGCCGCACACGTTGCGCCCGTCGACCGTGCCGATGATCTCCCGGATCGGGAACATGCGAGGATCGTTCGACCGGCAGGCTTCGATCAGCCGGTTCGTCGCCGTCTTCATTTCGGACGGGTTGAGCTTGATGTCGATCGCTGAGGCGTACCGCCCATCTCCGCCCTCGAGGTCTTCGTCGAGCCGCATGGAGTAGTGCGACCCGTGCCCCTTCTCCCGCATGAGGTCGCGGGAGACGTGGTAGGAGCCCTTCCGCACGTGCGCCGCGTTGCCGACCACGCCCGAGATCTCCCGACTCTTGAGGTAGGGCTTGATCTGCGTGTAAACAGCGTAGAGCGGCGAGGGATTGAGGTTCTGGGCCATGCTAGGTCTCCGTCCGATAAGGTTCTGTAGCAGAGTCTACTCCGTGAACGTGCGGGTATCCCGGCGAAGACCGGCCTCGTCGTCGCTTCGGTTCTGCGAGCTGACCAGCGTCACGAAGAGCCGCCAGCTCGAGAGGAAGAAAAATCCGTAGACACAGATCCGGACGTACTCATAGCCGAACCATCCGGCACCGAGCCACAGAGTGATCGCGACGTGGACCGCGATCAGGCTCATGGAGAGCCCGAGATAGAAGATTGCCCGACCCTCGCGTGTCATGCTCCACTTCGAGCGGGCACCGTAGAGCACGGTGAAGAGCACCATCGCGGGCAAACCCGCATAGAGCAACCAGTCTCCTATGATGAGGAGAATTTCAACATATCTGGGGACGTCGGGGTGACGCATTATCTAAGCCCTTCTCAGACCGAAGCTATCCTTTATCGCCTCGCCGAAGTGATTCTGTGCGAGGAGATTCCGATGAGAGGCTGCCACCTTTTCGACCTCGAGCCCCATAGCGTCGATTTTACGTGTCCGCTGCTCGGTAATCCTGAGATTACGTTGAGCGGTCAAGTAGGCTTGATAAGCTTCGTCACGAGCGGCTTGGTCGACCGGCGTCGCCACCTCTCGCTCGTTGCGTCCCCGATTCCACCAGCACATTAGCGAACCCTTCGCTGTTCTTCGGCGATGCTTTGAATCTCTCGGAGAAGATGCTCCGCTGTCTTCCCCTGGTCGAGAAGTATGCCGACCTGACCGATCAACTTCTCTATCTGTCCAGCCTGCAGAGACCGCGACGCCTCCGCTGCTAGGTACGAATCCCTCCACGTGGTGACCTGCTCATTCTTGTCTTTGAGTTGAGCGTCCCTGTCGGCCCGTAGATCTGTGAGCTGGGTTCGAGAGACGATACTGCCGCCAAGCATTGAGCGTGTTGCCCAAGCGACCAGACCCACGAGCACCGCGAACGGTGCGTAGGGTGCTGCGCTAGTCCAGAATTCCATCGTGAGGCTCACACCCTCCCGGTCGCTGCCCCGGTCGGGACCTTCCCTCGAGTCTAGCGCCGTTTACACGGACAAGCGATGCAGGACGCTCTTCACCTTCACAGTCGAGTGAGGCGTCAGCACCCGGTATTGCCCCGCCGCCGCGCCCGCCTGCTGCACAATCTTGAGCTCAAGCGTCGGACCGGACGTCTCGCCGAGGATCGTCCAGGTCTTGTCGAGCGCGATCCGGGAGTTCTGCCGCCCCTCATTCCACACGATCTGCTCCGTCTCCGCGGTGCCGTTCGTCCAGAGCTGCACGATGAAAGCGGTCGACGCGCCGTGCACGCCCGCCACGTTCACCGAGACGTCCAGGTGCACGTTGACCTCGAGGATCGCCCGCCCTCCGAACTGGTCGAGCTGTTGGTCCCACTCCGAGATCCCGTAGCGCCCGCCGTAGCCGATCGGGAAGCTGCCCGTCCAGAGGTTCGCCGCCGTCGTGGTCGCGATCTGCGTCGTGGGGTTGCGCCAGTACTCGAGGTCGCCGAGCTGTTGCAGGTAGCTCATGTAGTCGTTGAGCGAGTAGTCGATATCGTTCGCGGTGTCCCTGAGCATGAAATCCGCGCGCCTGTTCTCTTCGACGATATCCAGAATCTCGGTCGCCTGCCCGGTGAAGCCGTAGCGGACGGTCTGCTCCTCACCGGTCTGCAGACCCTCGTCGAAGCGGTGCTCGAGCCCCTTCGGGATGACCATCGGCACGGGGTCGCCCTCTCCCCCGGTGTCGACCAGCGCGACCTTCATCGGGCTCGGAGGCTCCACCTGCACGAGCGCGCCCTCCGGGACGTTGACCCCGAGCACGCCGGAGAGCTGGATCGTGTTCGTTTCGACGTCGACGGAGGCGTAGGTGTAGGGCTCGCCGTCGATCGAGATCGTGCCACCCTTGTCGTCGAAGGTCCCCGCATCGGCCACCGAAACGGAGAGGTCCCCCGCGGCCGCGGGTGCCGTGGTCGGCTCCGAGAGGTTGCGCGTGTCCACGCTCAGCACTTGCCCATAGAGTTCATCGCTCATCTTCGTCTCCTAGCGTGCGCGGATCCGCGCCTTATTAGCGCTCCGTCTTGCGTTGTAGCCTACCGTCATAGGCCCGCCCTTTAGCGGGATCGTCATTTTCTTGAGCCGACCGTTGAACCCGAGCGTCGGAGTGTTGACCGTGTAAACGTCCTCCGGCTCGAGGTGAGGGATGACCATAGCGTCGAAAGTCACTTCGACGCTTTCACGGAGGATCGTCTCGAGGTGCGCTCTCGCGAGGGAGGTAGCCTGCGCGGTTGTCTTCAGATGATCGTCGGCGAGCTCCGCCAGGATCACCCGCGGCTTGCCGTTGCGCCCGAGAGCGGCAGACGAGAGAGGATGCGTCCGCGGAGCTGAAGCTGTCCCCACAACCGGACGCTTCGCCTTCGCCGGTGTCGCGCCGACCACGCGCACCGTGTTCGCGACGGTCGACATATCGTACGAGACCTGAGGCTCGGAAATGATCGTGCCACCCGTGCCCGTCCGGAAGGCGAAGACCGACGCGCTCGGAGTCTTGCGGAGCACGCACACGCCGCGCCCGTCGTAGAAGAGGTGGTTCACCGCGCGGCTGCCGACCACGCGCTTCGCGACCGCCCAGAGGTTGCTATTGAAAACGGTCGTCACCGGGGCTGCGGTTGTCTCCGCCCAGTCCGGGATTGAGAACTTCGTTTCGCCGCCCAGCTCGGAGAGAAGGAGCCGGACCAGTGTCGTTTTCTTCATCCCCTTGCCGTAGGTCTTCGCGAACCACGCGACCGTAGGCGGAGAGATCAGGTGCTCCATCCCTGACGCCTCGAGGTTGATGATGTCCGCGGTCCGGCTGACCTTCGTTACGGGCCCGGTGAAGATCGGCACCGACCAGCTCTTGACGGAAGGGTAGGGAGCCCGGACGACGTAGATGATCTGCACGAGCCGGTCGACGAAGAGAGCGGCATCGTTCGGGCTCGAGGTGTCCCAGAGGAGAGACCGACCGGGATCCCGGAGCGAGAGCGTGCACGTCCGGGTGATGTCGGCGTCCGCGTCGATGTTGACCTGCCCGTCGAAGAGCTGCCCGGTCACGTCGGCGAGGTAGGCCCGATTGAGGCTCAGCACGCGGACCACGACGTCGGTCGAGTGCGACCCGGCGAGCACCTCGTGAAACTCGCGCTGCTCCGCCGCGTTGAGGCCTAGGGAGATCAAGACTTCCGCCCCCGTTCGAGCGCGCACGTCTTGCACGTCCGGCCGCCATTCTTGCCGAGGTAGACGTTATCGGTGGTCAACTCGTGGCCTCTCTTACAGTGAGTCTTCGTGCGTCGGACCGTGGCAGGGTCGACCGGGCCGCGCGCTCGCTGCGCCGCTGCACGAGCCTGCGCGCATATCTTGCACAGTCGATTCTTGCCGCCTGCCGGAGTTTCGTATGAGTAGGAGTTGCCCTCGTACGGGTGACCCTTCGGGCAGTGCGTCTTCCGTTGCTGAGCGAGCCTGCCACGGCTGACGGCATCCTGAGAGTTATCCTTCGCGCTGCCGATGAGAAGGTGCACGGGATTGATGCATGGCGGGTTGTCGCACGTATGCCGGACCTGCTCGCCCGGTAACGGCAGGCGTCCGTTCGCGTCGATCCATGCGAGCACGTGAGCACGCCGGATGAGTTTGCCGAACCTGCGCGCGTAGCAGATTCCATAGCCTTTAGCATCGGTCGCGCCGCCCCACTCGATACACTCCATGCCTTCGAGTTTATCATGATTACTTAATTCCGACCTGATAGAACTCGAAGCTGACATCGTAGACCGGTGTCGGCAGGGGACGGGGAGCGCACTTCAGGTTGCGGATCACAACCGGGATCGTCGCATCGGAGAGCGTCAGCCAACACTGCTGACCGGGCTTGGCCCGGATCGCCAGGATCGCCGCCTGCTGCTGCTGCGCGGTAGTGGCTAACCCGATGGGTGCCGTCGCCTGCAGCGTGCCCTGCACAGTGCCCTCGAGCCCGCGGAGCGAATGCGTGACGACGGTCGACTCCGAGGAGTTGAGAGCGGTCAGCACCTCAGAGTCTTCGCCGTAGATCCAGTCCCTCGTCTCGCGCCCGAAGAGCACCACCTCATTCTGCCGGAGGTAGTCGCTGAGCCATATCCCCTGAGACCGGACCGTGACCGTCCCGGTCGAGTTGCCCGAGCTCGCCTTACCGTTCACCACCGCGAGCACCTGGTAGGTCAGGCTGTTGCCCGGAGGCGCGGAGCGGTCGACGTAGGAGAACTGCGTGCCGCTGCCGACGTCCCCCGGCAGGATCCCCGAGACGATCACGACGTTATTGCGCATGATCGAGAAGGAGTCGGGGAACGTCGCCCGCGACCACGCGAGCGTCACCTGAGGCCGTGGGTCACCCGGTGTCAGTACGAGGTTCGTGGTCGGCGTCGTGAGGTTGGAGAGGACGAAGGAGAAATCCCTCGAGGCATCGGACCACGCCGGATCGTTCGGGATCGTCTCGCGGTTCTTGCTGTCCCAGACGATCACGCGCACGTTGTAGATCGTCCCCGCCGCGGACGGCAGAGCTGCAGCGGGCAGGGTGAGCGACGTCGCGGTGCCGGTGACCTTGCCGGATGACCAGATGATCGCGCCGGTCACCGGGTCGGAAATGTTGACCTGATACGCCTTCTGCGTCTCGCCGGTGAAGCTCCAGACGATCGGCGGGGTCTGCTCGTTGACGAAGTTGTTCGGCGCGACTCCGGGGCTCGTGATCGCTACGGTCCCCTTGATATCGCGTGTAAACGACTCAGCTTGTGACCACGCCGAAACGAGACCGTTCGTGTCGGTGCACCGCATCCGCCACCACCGCGTCTCGCCGTCGGCGAGCCCGACAAAGGTCCCCTGCGTCGAGAGGTCGAGCTCCGGAGCCGAAGCGGTAACCGCGCCGGAGTCCCACGCCGGAGACGTCCAGAGGTTTGAGGAGTTCGTCTGCACCTGCACCGCGGCCAGAGCGTTATCGTTCCCGACGTCGGTGTAGGTCGCCGCGACTGTAGGTGCCGCCAGGCTGACCACACGCCCGCCTCCGGGACGAAGAGCGGTCGGGGCTGACGGGGGTACGGACCATGCCAGCTCGAGCCTAGGACGGAGCGTAGGGTCCGTGGCAGTGGAGTCGTAGAACCATAGGAGCGGGTTGAAGTTGCCGGTGAGCTGCCAGCCGTACCAGACGTCCCCGTTCGCCACGCTCTGAACTTGGCTCGTGACGTCGACCAGCCACTCCGCGCCCTGCGCGATCGGCCCGGTCCGGCTGACCGTCTTCGCCGCGTCCGGGTAGAGCGTGGTCGGGCGCGTGTTCCACGTGACCTTGCTCGAGGACATCGCCTGCGCGAGCCGCTTCAGGGAGAGCGTCATCGTGCCCGCCTGCGCCGACGTCCGGCTGTAGAGGTAGAGCTTCGCGGAGCTGACCACGGCTCCCTTCGGGATCGCGGAGAGGCCGAAGTAGAGCAAGCCCCACGCATCACCCGCGCCCCCGGTCCGGACGCCGAACTGCGTCAGGTACTCGAAGTTCTTCGAGGGATCGGCGAGCGAGACCGTAGTCGCGAGCGCGGTGCGTAGCGTGGTGGCTGCCATGTGGTCAGCGCCTCATTCCGTCGATGGTTGCGCGGTACTCGCCCGCCTGGTCGATCTCGTCGGCGATGATACGCCGGATGCCGCCCAGCTCAGGCCCGAGGTCGATATTGATGATGATCGGGGAACGGCCCACCGCGCCCGCGCCGGAGCTCGAGCTCGAGGGAGACCCGCCCGTGGCGAACCTGCGCCCGGTGAAGAACTCCTTCGGGTACGCTCCCGCATTGATCCCGGCCATGATCTCGTCACCGAGGAGCTTCGACGTCCGAGCCTGAATGACCCACTCGTTCGCGGAGAGCCGAGCGTCGATCAGGTCGGAGGTGTCCCCGCCCGGACCGCGCACCTTGCCCGGAGATCCACCCGCGGCGAATCCGGGCACCCCGTCGCCAGCTCGCCCGCCCGCCGCGGACTTTTTGACCGTCCGCACGGTGACCGTAACGGTCTTGCCCTGAATCCCGTTGATCGAGCTCTGCACGCCGCCCACGCCGGACTGCCGGACCGAGATCGTGACGGTCTTGCCCTTGATCCCGTTAATGTCGCCCTTCGTCTTGGAGACGCCCTTCGAGCCGACCGTGACGGTAGCCTTCTGCCCCTTCGCCGCGCCCTTGACCTCTCCCTTGACCTTGGAGACGCCCTTCGCGTGCACGTCGACCGGAGCCTTCGCACCCTTCGCCGCGCCCTTCACGTCGGAGCGGACCTTCGGTACGCCCTTCGAGCCGACCGTGACGGTCGCCTTCGCGCCCTTCGCCGCGCTCTTGACGTCGGACTTCGCCTTGCCGGTGCCGCGGGTCTTGACGTCGACGTTCGCCGACCGACCCTTAGCTGCGTCTTTGACGTCCGACTTCGCCTTGCCGGTGCCGCGGGTCTTGACGTCGACCGGTGCCTTGATCGGGTTGCCGAAGTAGTCGAGCTTCCCCTTCGCCAGCTTGTCGCCCTGCACGTTGACCGAGACCGGAGCCTTGATCGTTTTGCCGTACTGGTCGAGCTTCGGCTTCGCTCCGCCGTCGGTCACGGTCGGCACGACCGGGACTTTCTTCGGCTTGAGGAGGGTCAGGAGGTAGGCTTCCGCCGCTCCCGCCCCGCTCTTGTCGTAGATAGTCTGCAGTTTGATCTGCTGCGGCTCGGTCAGGCCGGAGAGGGCTTGCTTGTACTTCTCGACCTTCGCCTGCTGCAGCGCCATTCCCACGGCGTCGATCTTGGTCGACACCTTGTCGGGCACGAGCCCGTAGGCGTCGGCGAGCTTGTTTGCCTGCCCCTTCGTGAGACCGGCTGCGTCCGCTGCGGAGACGAAGGCGTCGCGGACTTTCTGAGTCGCGGCTGCCGCATCCTTCGAGCTGGCACCCTGAGCGACCAGAGACGCGACGTACGCCTTCCCGCTCGAGGCGAGCTGACCGATCGCCGCGCCCGCGTCGCGTTGCTTCTGCGTACCATCGGCGAGGAGCCCCGTGCTCTTACTGATCGCCAGCGAGTCGGCGGAGAGTGCGGTCTCGTGCTTTTTGGTGCTGAGAGCCGCCCCGTCAACGGCTGCCTCATACGCCGCGTGAGCCCCGGCCACCCCCTGAATCGCGTCGCCCGTGGCGAAGATCTTCTGCGAGAGGGCTTGGTTGTCGGCTGCGCTCCGGCGCGTCGTCTCGCCCAGAGCCGCCACTGCGGAGATCGAAGCGAGTACGGCTGCCTGCTGTTGCTTGTGCGCCTCGCTCTCCGCCCCGAGAGCGTCGGTGCCAGCGTCGACCGACTCCGCGTAGGTCTTGTAGGCTTCCTGCCCGGTCTTCAGCTCATCGTTGCCGCCCGCGATCGCCTCTTGGATCTTGACGACATCTTTCGCCGCGTCGGAGGTGGACCGCCCGAACTCGTCGGTCCCTCCGTAGGCTGCGTTCGTCGCGTCGGTGTACTTCGTCAGCGCATCGTTTACACGCGCTTGAGCGTCAGCGTTGCCGAGCGAGGCCGCGGTCAGGTCGCCGACGGAGATCCCGAGCTTGTTCGCGCTGTCAGCCGCCCCCGACTTCATAAGCGAGTCGGTGCGTTGCTTCGCGATGGACTGATCCAGCACGCCGTTGCTCGCGATGAGAGCCTGAGTGAAGCTGTCTTGCGACGCCTTCGCCGTGGCCGCGTTGCTCGCCCACTTGCCGATCAGGACTGCCGCGATCGAGATAGCTACACCGATCGCTCCGGCTGCCAGGACCGCCGTCCGCGCCCCGATACCAAGCTCGATGAAAGCGAGCTTCGCGGCGGAGGCTGCGCCCGCCAGCTTGAGGACCGCCCCGGTCGCCACGAGAGCGATACCACCGATCGCCGCCACCTTCAGGAGCCCGCCCTGCACGCCTGCCGGGAGCCCTGAGAAGGCGTCGACGAGGTTCGTCACGCCCTGCACGATCCCGCGGAGCGGGATCTGGCTCGAGGTCGCCGCCCCGATGAAAGCCGACTGCAGAGCCCCGCCGAGCTTCTCGACGTCGCCCTTCAGGTTGTCCATCTTGGTTGCCGCGACTTCGGAGGCGTAGCCGCTGTCATTGACCGCTGCCGTCCACTTAGCGATCCCGGCCGCGCCGCCGCTGTAGAGCACCGTGGCCGCGGTGATGCTGTTCTTCCCGAAGATCCGGGCCAGAGCTGCGTCCCGCTCCGCCTGCCCGAGCCCGCCGAGCTTCGCCTCGAGCTCCCCTACGGCTGCCTCCATACCGATGAACTGCCCGGAGGCGTCCCGGACGTTGATGCCGTACTTCTCGATCGTCTTCGCGCCAGCGCCCATCGGAGCGGTCAGGGAGACGATCATGGACCGGAGGGAGGTGCCCGCCTGCTCACCCTTGATCCCCGCGTCTGCCAGTCCTGCCAGGGTGCCGACGGTCTGGTCGATGCTCATGTTCGCGCCGGAGGCCACGGGACCGACGTACTTCAGGGCCCCGGCGAGATCCTGCACCTCGCCTTGAGCCTTACCAGCTCCCGCGGCGAGGAGGTCGGCTACGTGGCTAGCCTGCGTCCCCGGCACGTTGAATTGCGACATCGCGGTCGCCATGATCCCCGCGGCGTCAGCGACCCCGAGGGACCCTGCAGCGGCGAGGTCGAGCGAGCCCTTGAGCCCGCCGTTGATGACGTCGCCGACCTTGACGTTCGCCTTTATCAGCTCTTCCTGAGCGTTCGCCGCTTCCTTCGCGGAGAAGGCGGTATCGGCCCCGTACTTCAGAGCCTCCGCCCGGAGCTGACCGATGCTCTCCTTCGCGTCCGAGCCGGTCGCCGCGACGTGGGATACCGCCTGCTCGAAATCCGCGGTCACCTTGACGGCCACGCCCACCGCGGCGAGGAGCCCCGCGCCGACGGCCAGCATTCCGGAGGCTGCCTTCTGCACGCTCGGATTGTTGACGTTCTTCCCGAGCGTCTTGAAGAGCCCGTCCGCGGGACGGTTCGCGGCTGCCGTCGCGGACGCTACCTCAGCGGAGGCTGAGGCCACGTTGCGGAGGGCCCGAGCCTGAGACTCCTGCGCTGAGAGGAGTCGGGCGGAGCCCGCGCCCGCCTTCGCCTGCGTCTCGATCAGCCGAGCGGAGGCGACCCGGAGGGTGCCCTGCGCGTTCGCCAGCTTGCGGGTCGAAGCGTCGAGCGAGGAGTTCTGGCCGACCAAGCCGCGGATCCCCGCGGTCGCCTTCGTGGTGTCGGCGTCGACCTGAATCTTCGCGGGCTTGATGCTACCCACGCCCGCGGCCACGGCGGGGCCGAACTTGCCCATTTCCGGCAAGACGTCGTAGTAGACGGTCCCGACGCTACCGGCCATGAGTGAGCCCTTCTGTTAGGTGATCTCGCCGAACTGCTGAGCAAGAGCGATCCGCTGCGCCTGAGGTGTCTCCTCCGCCGTCTCCCGGTAGTCCGGCTCCGGCTCCCGGACCTCGAGCGCCTCGTCCAGCTCGTCGAGCTGTTCCCGATCCTTACCCTCCCGGAGGAAGGCGTAGGTCGCGGCGAGCAACATGCGGAGCGAGAGACCGGGGAAGATCCCTTCCCCTATCCCAGCGTGCCCCGCGAGGATCAGTCTGCCGTCGACTTCGGCTCGGTGCTGCTCGTAGAATCCGATGAGTCCGAGGACTGCGCTTTTGGGAGGTTCGTCTCTCCCCGCACCGCGGCGAACATCGCGTCATAGATCACCTGAGTAAAATCCGGGTCGTCCCCGTGCGCGATCAGGAACTCCTCGAGCGCCGGACGAGCTTCGTCGAGCACGAGCGCTTCGAGCATGACCATCACGGAGTCGAACTCGCCGGTCAGGAAACCGACCCGGTGCTTCCAGAGGAGCATCTGGTTGAACTGTGGTCGGCACGGAAAGCGACCGATCTGCTCTTCACCCTTGCCGTAGTCGAGCACGAGGTGTGGCGAGAGGCTCGTGCCTGCCGGGATCGTGTCGTCCTCACGGACTTCTGCGCTGGACTTCGGCTTACTGGGCATCGGTGTCTCCTCCGATAGTGGGTGGTGAGGTGGCGGACCGCGCCGGAGCCCACGATTTCAGGTCGTGGAGACCGGTCCGCCACTCACTACTGTAGCGGTCGATCAGGTGATGGTCGCCGTCGACTTCAGGATTGCCACGAAGGGCCGGACCGTCGAGCTGACAGGCTCGAGGGTGAAGCTCAGCGGCACCGTCGCCTTGTCCGCACCCTTGCGCCGCTGGATCGCGACCGCGCCCGTCTGCAGGCACTTCCGCCAGACCCACCGCTCGCTCTTGTCGTCGGCCTCCCACAGGACCGCAACGCGGGTCTCGGTGACGCCGAAGGCGAGCGGCTCCACCTTGTCGATCGCGGTCGCGCCGGTGCCGGAGGCCGTGATGGTCGCACCGTTGAGGGCCCGCTGCACGTTCGCCGCGGTGACCTCAGCAAGCGCCATTTCGAGGGTCATCTCCTGACCGGTCGCCACGCGAGCGATCGGGAGGAGCGACTCCGCAACTTCGACGCTCTCGTAGGAAGGCGTGAAGGTGAACGTGTGACCTTCCGCGGTCCAGCCTGCGTAGGTCCAGGCCACGCCGATTGCCGTAGTGAGGTCGGTCGGCTCGGTAGCGCCGACGGCACCGAAGTAGATCTTGCCGGGGCCGAGCTTGACGAATTGGGCATCTGAGCCCGGAACGTAAGGCATGAGAGATCTCGCATTCTCCGCTCGAGAGCGGTAGGTCGGACGCCGGAGCGAACGGTTGAGCCGGACCGGACGTACGGCCCGAGATCAGTCTAGCCCGTTTACACCTGCCCCACCTCTTGCCAACCACCGCTACCGACCCTGGTGTAGTTGGTGTAGCTTTCGAGCGTTTTCCTACTCTCTATATTTTACACTTGCTAAGTTGCCTCAGTATGAAACGGACGAAAAACTACACCAACTACACCAACTTACACGGTTAAGGCGTGCGGGTCGCCGCGTTGACCGTGACGTCGACGATGTAGCGGCAGAGCTTCGACTCCGGCTCACGGAGGTAGAGGACGGCGATGTCCTGCACCGTGTAAACATGCGTGGTCGCGTCGAGCCACTTCCCGCCCAGGCCGTTGAGGTAGTCGAGAAGGGCGCGCTTGACGTCGGAAGCGTCCTCTTTCTTCGAGGCCCAGCAGTCGAACGAGATCCGGGGGAACTCGAGGAGCTCGTCGACGCCGCCGCCCACCTGAGACAGGGTGACCAGCGGGTAGGCCGGAGATCCCTCCGGGGTCGAGTAGAAGACCCTGCCCGCCAGCTTCTCCGGCGCGAGGTTCACCTTCATGTGCGACTTCAGCGCTTGCTCTACGTCCGCCGCCCTCATATCGCCGCCCTCGCGTCGTCCATGCTCGGTCGGATGAACGGCTGAGCGCTCATCCTCGAGGTCCCGAACTCGTTGTAGATGTCGTGGTCCGTGCCACCCATCACCCGCGCGCCGCCCGTGATCCGGCGCGCCTTGATCGCGTTGCGCATCTGGCCCGTGTCGACCCTTGCTCTACGCTTCGCACCCGCCGAGCCCGCCTTCGCCGCGCGCATCGAGACCGCAAGGAGCTCCGGACCGTTCGCCAGAGCTTCGACCGCGCCTTGATTAGTCACTACCTCCACTGGACTTCGCACCCTTCCTGGTCGCGGGCTCCGGCTCCGGGTCCGCGATCGGGACCTTGACCGTGTAGTCCGTGTGGCTGCCGGAGACGTTCGTGTAGCCGAGCACCTCGTACTCGCTGTCCGGTGCGCGCTTGTCGTCGCCCAGAGCGACCCGGACCCCGGCGCTCAGAGCTGCACGGCTGCAGGAATGGTCTCCGGGATGCTGAACGGTGAACTCCACGGTGCGGTGCTTGGTCATGGTTAGCTGCCTCTCGAGGTGTTTAAACCTGCCTTAGTGCTGCCCAGCATACCGGCCACGCCGGGGGAGGTGACGGACCAGACAACTTCGTAGCGGTCGCCGGTCACCTCGTCGACCACGCGGTCGAGGTGGTTGAGGTCGCACGGGTCGGCGAGGAGAGTAAACGTCACGCTCTCGACGCTGCCTGACGGCCCACCCTCACCGCCCGTCGTGGTGTCGATCACTGCCCGGACGCCGGTCTCTACGGTCTCGAAATCGGCAAGCTCGTCGTAGTCTTCGGGGTCGATGTTCGACCGGTCCGCTGCCCGCTCGATCTTGATCGTGGTCGTGCTGATCGGGATCATACGATCGGGATCCACGGGTCAGGCTGCCGACGGTAGCGGGGCCGGACGGACGGCATGACGCTCTGGATCTTCACGGTCGAGCTCGAGACCCACGAGAGCCGACGGAGAGCTGCGCGCGCGAGCGGGGAGAGGAAGCGGTCTTCGGTCTCCGTGCCGCCGAAGTAGGAGATCGAAGCCCCGTTCGCCGACACCGACGAGACGCCGGAGATCCTCTTCAGCGCCTCCGGATTCTCGTCCAGGTAGGCCACCTGCCAGATGATCGCCGACCGGAGCACGGCGAGGTCCGCTTCGCTGTACGTCGCTTCAGCTAGCGCAGAGTCCCCGAGGTGCGTGCCGGTCTCAGTCTCAATGATGAATTGAGACTTCGCGATCGCCACGGAGTCGACGGAGAGCCCGAGCTTGTCGGCGACCTCTTGAGCGGTGACGAGGTTCGTCATAGTGCGACTCCCAACGGATAGACTTCGATGATCTCGGTCGTCGTCCAGTCGAGCACGGTCGACCCGGACACCCTGACGCGGAGCTTGTAGTCCCCCGCGGTCGGGAAGAGCGTCGTGGGTGGCCACGCGAAGAGCGCCTTGCCGTCCTCACGCACGGAGAGGGTGCCGCCCGACGTCGAGACTGCCTGACCCTCCGGACTGACCAGCTCGAGAACGAGCTGCCCTTCATGCGGGGTGAGGTCGATCTGATCCCTGCCGTCGGTCACGGTGATGAGAAGAGCCTGCAGCGGGACAGATCCCACGGTGAGCTTCACGATCGCCTCCTCCGGAAGTTAACGGCAGGCCGGTCGAGCTGCAACGTTATCTCGATCGTACCGCGTCTGCGGAAGATCACGGCGGGACGCTCGAGCGTGAGCGTGACGTCGATCGTGCCGCGAACGTCGCCCAGACCGACGCCCACGACGGACCAGAGACCGAGGCCGGAGCCGCTCGAGACCCTCGAGCCTTCGCCGGATCCGGTCAAGAGGATGATCCCGGAGCCGTCGCCCTGCGGGATGGTGAGCACCGGAGCGGAGCCCGAGCCGGTGCTGGTGATGCTGACCACGGCGGAGCCCGAGCCGACGGAGCTCCGCGAGCCAAAGCCCGTGCCCGTGTAGCTGACCGTCCCGGTCGCCACGCCGAGCGGGACCTTGCTGCCGCTGCCCGTTCCCGAGACTGCCACGGTGCCCGAGCCGGAGCCCTGCCCGCCTGTCAGCGTCGGCGCGGTGCCGGACCCGCTGCCTTCTACCTGCAGGGTCGCGATCCCTGTCCCCTGAGCAAGCCTCGAGCCCGACCCGGCGCTCGAGAACTGTATCGCACCCGCCCCGTCGCCGCTCTTGAGGGTCGACCCTGCGCCAACTCCGGAGACCGCGACCGTGCCGCTGCCGCTGCCGGACCTCGAGGTGGTGCCAGTGCCGGAGCCGGAGACCGAGACCGTGCCCGTGCCGGAGCCGGAGCTGACGCCGACCGTCGGCGCGAAGCCGACGCCGGAGCCGGAGACCGCGACCGTGCCGACACCTGAGCCGGACTTGTCCGTGATGCCGTTGCCGGAGCCGACCACGGGCACAGAGCCCGTCCCTGAGCCCGCGGGCTGCTGAGATCCAGCACCCGAGCCGGAGACCGCTACAGCGCCCGCTCCCGCCCCGCTGCGCGCCGTTGTGCCGTCGCCGCTACCTGAGACCGCCCAGACGCCCGCGCCTGCGCCCTGAGCGATCCTCGCGCCGCTGCCGCTGCCTACGACAGAGACCGTGCCGGAGCCGTCGCCGTTCGGGACGCCGAGCACGGGTGCCGTGCCGGATCCAGCGCCGGTGACCGCGACCGTGCCCGCCCCGTCGCCTGTCGGTGCCTTGCTGCCGATGCCCGACCCGATGACCGCGACCGTGCCCGTGCCGGAGCCGGACCTCGAGGTGGTGCCAGCTCCCGATCCGGTGACGTCGACCGAGCCCGCGCCCTGCCCGCTCTTGACCGTCGACCCTGCGCCAGCTCCCGAGACTGCCACGGTGCCCGTGCCGGAGCCCGTGTAAACGGTGCTGCCCGAACCTGAGCCGGAGACTGCGACCGTGCCGGTGCCCGACCCTGCCGGAGTGCGCGTGCCCGATCCGTCGCCAGAGATCGCTACGGTGCCGACGGCGGAGCCGCCAGCTACCCGCGTGCCCGACCCTGAGCCGGAGACCGCGACCGTGCCGGTGCCCGAGCCGGACTTGTCCGGAGTGCCGGAGAGGTAGTCAGCAACCGTGATGCCGTACTCATCGGAGAGGGCACTGTGAACAATGGCCCGGTCCCCAGCCGAGAGGACCGAGGAAAAGTCGACCACATCGCTGAGGTAGATGTTCGCGGGCTCGCCGCCGTCGGTCTTCGCGCCGAGGGTGAGCGAGGTCCCGGTCAGCGTGTGAGCCGTCGAGCTCGAGGCGTCGAGCGCTCCGTTGACGTAGATCGTGTTCGAGTTGGTCCCGTTGTCCGCGATGGTCAGGACGTACCACGTGTTGATCTGCGGGGTGAAGACACCGTTCGTCAGGAAGGTAACGTTCTGGACACCGGTACGGAAGCGCGGCGTGGCGTCGACGAGAGCCTGCAACAGCGAGGAAGTGACGTTCTGCGTCGCGCCCAGAGTCTTGAACCGCACCACCATGAACCGAGTAGTGGCGGTGTTCTGCGCGACCGGCGCGGTCATGTGGTTGATGCTTGCCGAGGAGAACTCGACCGCTGCCTTGCCGTTCGCCAGGAACGCACCGGTCGAGCGGTACGTCGGCTGCCG